AAGAAGGAAGATAGCAAAGTCAGAAAGACAAAGAAGCTGCTCAGTTCGTACAGAAGAATCAAGGCGACATTATCGGACGGAGAGCAGTTCACCCCGGAGGAGCAGGCAGAACTGAGATGGAAGTTCGTCGAGGACCTTATGGGAAACACAAGAGAGATAGCAGGAAAGTCCGAGAGGACAATAAAAGATACGGAGCGTAAGCGTGAAGAGGATTTATACTGTGTGTTCCGGATAGAAAAAGCGACCGAAATGTACCGTGAGGAGTGTGAAAAGAGCGGAAGCGAAGAGGCGAAGCGTCGTTACAGAGAGTTAAGCATGATGTACCTGGACGAAAAACCTTATACGGTGCAGGAGATTTCGGAAGTAGAAAACATAAGCGATAAGACCGTCTACAAGGACATAGGAATAGCTTGTGGCATTGTGGCTATTTACTTACTGGGTGCGGATTTCTAAACGCTCCCTGTGGCTGTAAAACAACCTGGTAGAAAATGAGTAGGTTGCATAAAGAATTACCAAGTGGTAATATGCTAATTAGCCGATAACCCAAATGTCACCCCTAAAAATAGCCAGTTGTATTTCTTCCCAACGGCAGGCACGGCAGGGCGAAATCCATGCCAATTAGCCGGAGAGGAAATATGAACAATCGGTTAAATAAGGCTATTTCAATGTACTTAGGCAGGTCTGTATAGTATAATTAAACTATAAACAACCAGCATAAAAGGAGTGATTGAGATGGCAATTTGGATTAGCAGGTATAGCAATAAGGAGTTACAGAGTGGTAAGTATTACCCGGTAGGAATAAGCATCGGAACACCGAAGTTTCCGCTTGGGTACACGCTGAGAAAGCAGTGCTACTCGCTGGCACCGAAAGGCTATATGCTGAATATGGAGCTTGAAAGATTCAAGCCTGCATATTACGAGAAGTTGGAAGGTATCGGCACAGACAGAATCATCGATATGGTCGAGAAGATGGATGCGGAAGCAAGGGCAGAAGGGAAAGAACTTGTGCTTCTCTGCTACGAAGATGTGAGAGTTCCAGGAGACTGGTGCCACAGAACCGTATTCGCTGAGTGGTGGGCGGAACAGACCGGAGAACTGATTGAGGAGTTATACGATCCGTCAGAGCCGAAGGTCAAGAAGCCTGCAGCTAAGAAAGAAAGCAAGGAACCTGCCAAGAAGGTAGTCGAAGCCAGGAAGGAAGAACCTGGTTACGAGCAGCTGAGTTTGTTTGGTTTGGCAGGGATTTAATCATAACATCCGGAACTGGTGTAAGTAGCACGTGGCTATTCCATAGTTAAGGTCCTGTTCATCGCAGGGTTCCGGTCCAAAAACAACGGCATCGCATCCGAAAGGGTACGGTGCCTTATTTGTTATCACGGAACGTACCTCAGTGTCCTTCGGGTCTGAGGTCTTTTTTGTGCAATATGCTGAGGCAGGTATCAAAAATCCCCGGGTCAGTACCAGGGAACCGCCTCGGCTTTTTGTATATATTGAACAATTTTTAGGGAAGGAGACAAGGATATGGCATTTTTTATGGATCCGGGAGCAATGTTCCTGGGGTGCTTAGGTCCGTCGGAGCAGAAGTTTCTTGTTACTCTGATAGAGACTGCAGCAAAGTCCGGATATACAAGGTTCGTTGAGCCGTGTGCCGGTACCTTTGCAATGGCGAACCTGGCAGTACAGAATGGGTTTAAGCCGGAGCAGATCGAGACCAGCGACGTCAATATGATGTCAACAGTCCTCGGATATGCGATTACCGGCCAGTCATTAGAGCCACTGGAAATCCATGCACAAGGCTTTAGTGACGAAGAGCTTCTTGACCCGGCAACAGCATTGTATGCGCAGCTGTATCTCAGAACCTCGAAAAATGCGGGCAATGATTATTTCTATCAGATACTCACAGACCTACGCCTCAGACGAGAGGAACACATCGAGAGTATCAATCGGCAGATAGAGGTAATCAAGAACCTGCTCGGTGGCATGAGCTACAGACCATTGGATATGTGGGAGCATCTGAAAGAGGTGCTGGACGATCCGCACGCTTTGGTTATTGCAAACCCACCGACCTACTTCTCCGGATATGAGAAGTTCTACGACACACAGGGCAAGATGACCTGGAAGGAACCGCCGTATGAACTGTTTGACCCGGAGACAGGACACCAGCAGTTCTACGACCTCTGCATGGATGCGAAGGCGTTGGTTATCTGCTACCAGGAGAAGAGAGTGGGCGAAGCAGTAGGATATACGATATACGCCCGCTCCGGTACAAGAGCAGATTTGAATGCTTACATCACTACGAACAGAGAGGAAGAGGCAACCGCCCTTGCAAACGGCAAGAAGATAAAGCGTCCAGCAGAGAGTAAGTTACAGCCGTTAGACTGCAGTATGCTTCCGAGAGATTATGTGATCCAGGAAGATAGCAAGGTGCAGGTTATCCCGATCAAGTCGGCAGAAGCTCAGTATTACAGAGAGTTATGGACTCACAATTTTGTCGGTTCATCGGCGACGTTCAACAGGGCATTGCTGATCGACGGTTATGTGGCCGGTGTATTCGGCATCTCGAAGATGGCGGCTGACAGCGTATTCGTTTGGTACGTGATGAAGGTGCCACACAAGACATACCGCCTCGGCAGGCTGTGTTATATGCTGGCGCAGAACAGAGATTTTGTAGATACACTCCTGGACAATATCGAACAGGAGAAGGTCACAAAGATGCGCACCGCAATGCTTACCAGGTACCCGGAGAACAAAGAGGTACGAGGCATCATGAAACTGGTAAACAGGGTTGAGGACAAGAAGAACGGCTACAAGCTCACGTATGAGGCTGAACTAGTAGAGGGAAGAACCGAACAGCAGACGCTTCAAGAATGGCTAAGGAGGGAAAACGAATGGCAGAAGAACAGAGCAAAGGCATCCAGCAAATCGAAGGATGCGAAGTAATCTATGATATGGGTTCCGGCTTGGTGATCGCCAAGGTTCCGTTGGATAAGGTTAAGGAGCAGGACATCAACGCCAGGATAATGAAAAACGAGATGCAGGATCAGTTGACCGCTAATATCAAGAAGCGAGGACAGCTGGAAAGCCTGCCTCTTTTTGTTTTGGTGGATGGCAAGCTGGAAATCATCAGCGGCCACCACAGAGTAAAGAGCGCACGTGCTGCAGAGATGAAGGAAATCATCGCTATTGTCGATGTGTCCGGTTTATCACGAAGCAAGATTGCGGCAAAGCAGCTGGCGCACAATGCAATCTCCGGTTTCGACGACGACAGTACGTTAAGAGAAATTGTGAAGATGATAGATGATGTGGACGATATGATCGAGTCATTCGTCGGCAAGGAGATCATGGAAGAACCGCTGGAACAGTACGACAAGATGCTGAGTCCTGCGGTTCAGTTTGATTTTAAGAATGTGACGTTTACATTCCTTCCGCACCAGGTAAAGGATATGGACGCACTGGTTAAAGACCTGGAATCAAAGGCTCCGGACATTGTGGGCGTGGCATCCTACGAGCAGTGCAAGGGATTTGTGGAGACACTTAGCAAGTATCAGAAGTTTACGGACATCCGAAACGTCGGTGCGGCTATCCACTCCATGATCGAGAACGCCGCTCAGAAGATGGACGACTGCGGTTTCACAGAGGAAGGAGAATGGACCTACCTCGCTAAACTGTTTGGCAGTAATGCGGTACCGGGTGAGTCCGCTTCCGTTATTCAGCAGGCAATCAAGAAAGCTGAGAAGGAAGGGACAATCACGAGTAAGAACAGGTGGCAACTGATCGAGTACCTATGTGCTGACTACCTCAGTGCCAGGTAGTTAATGTATGGCAGCTAAGCCAAAATACAATGCCCCTTACCACGATGACTGGGCGTGGTCTTTGGCTGCAATGGGTGCCACCAATGAAGAGATCGCCCTTGCCATGGGAGTCTCCGAACGAACCATTATGCGATGGGCCAAGGAACACGAATCATTCGGCAAGGCGCTTGGAGAAGGTAAAGGCGTATCAGATGCGAAGGTAATAAGGAGTCTCTACGAGAGAGCTACCGGCTATGAGTACGAGGAAGAGAAGAAAATCATTGAGTATGACAAGGACGGCAATGTGAAACCGGTCAAGATTGAAAAGACCAAGAAGCACGTACCGCCGGATGTCACGGCTCAGATATTTTGGTTGAAGAACCGGCAGAGAGACCGCTGGCAGGATAGACCACAGGACTATGTGGATCAGACCAGCGACAATGATGCGGAGGTTCAGATTTACCTTCCGGATAATGGGAGGGACGATTGATGAAAGAGAAAATCGTATTAGCTCCGCAGAAAGGACCGCAGGAAATGTTTTTAGCGACCTCTGCGGATATTTGCATTTATGGAGGCGCTGCAGGCGGAGGAAAAACCTTTGGACTGCTGTTAGAGCCGCTTCGGTACATGAACAATCCGGACTACAACGCAACTATCTTCCGACGTGACTACACGCAGGTAACATCTCCAGGAGGCTTATGGGATAGTTCACGAAAGATTTACCGCTACGTGAAAGGTTCCCAGCCGTTAAAGACACCAAAACTACACTGGACTTTCAAAAGAGGCGCATCGGTCAATTTCGCCCACCTCGGACGTGATGAAGATTGCGACGACTGGCAGGGTTCACAGCTCACGATGATAGGATTTGACGAGCTGACGCACTTTAGCGAGTACCAGTTCTTTTATATGCTGTCTCGAAACCGTACAGATTCCGGTGTAAAGCCGTATGTACGAGCCACCTGCAACCCCGACGCAGACTCTTGGGTTGCTGAGTTCATTTCCTGGTGGATAAACCAAGAGACCGGCTACCCAATACCGGAACGGTCGGGAGTGATCCGCTGGATGGTGCGACTGAATGAGGTCGTTACCTGGTTTGACAGCAGGGAAGAGGCAGTGCAGGGAGCTATCGAGAACGGTGTCAAGCCGGAACAGGCTGAGACGATGCCTAAGAGCGTGACGTTCATTGCGAGTACGCTGCATGATAACAAAATTCTGATGAAGAATGACCCAGGGTATTTAGCCAACCTGCAGGCGATGGCTCTTGTGCAGAGAGAGCGACTACTGCATGGCAACTGGAAGATTAAAGCCGCCGCAGGTTTGATGTTCAAGCGAGTAAAGGTAAATATGCTGGAAGAGATACCGCCCGATGTTATCAAGTGGGCGAGAGGCTGGGACCTTGCGGCAACATCTGAGGATGAAAAGGGAGACCCGGCATACACAGCAGGCGTGCTGATCGGAAAGAGAAGAAACGGACGGTACATTGTGGCCGACGTTATCAATCGCCGGTTGAGTTCGTCCGATGTGAGAGAAATTATAAGGCAGACCTGCATAGCCGACAGGGCGAAATACGGAAGGGTAGCAACAAGACTTCCGCAGGACCCAGGCCAGGCAGGTAAAGACCAGGCACAGAGTTTTATGAAGCTCTTGGCTGGTTTTACTGTTAAGTGCATTCAAGAGTCCGGAGACAAGGTAACGAGAGCAGAACCGTTCTCAGCACAATGGTTAGGACTTGAAGGCATGGATAAAGGCAATGTCGATGTGCTGATTGCACCGTGGAATGAAGAGTATTTCAACGAGTGCGAGAACTTCCCACAGTCCAAATTCAAGGATATGGTGGATGCAAGTTCGTCAGCATTTACGGAGTTAGAGAGTGGTGCTACATACTCAGCACCGCCTAAGGATAGCCAGTTAGGCAAGAGCAGTTATTGGAATAAGTGAGGTGAGAACAGATGGCTAACAAAGAAATCGGTCGCATAGGTCAGCGACGCTACGGAGGAACAATCTACGAAGAGTTCCTTCACGAACTGAGAGGCACACGAGGAATAGAGGTCTACCGTGAAATGTCTGAGAATGACGATGTGGTAGGTGCGATCCTCTTCGCTATCGAGATGCTGGTAAGACAGTGCGACTGGAATGTAGAGCCGGGAGGCGATACCGCAAAGGACAAAGAGGCTGCAGAGTTCGTAGAAAGCTGTATGCACGATATGCAGGACACCTGGACGGACACAATTTCGGAAATCTTATCTTTCCTCACTTACGGTTGGAGCTTCCACGAGATCGTGTATAAGCGCCGCATGGGAAATACGAAGAACCCAACCACGAAGAGTAAGTACACGGATGGCTTGATTGGATGGAAGAAATTGCCTATCAGAGCGCAGGAAACGCTCTACCGATGGGAATACGACAACGAGGACAATCTGCTGGGAATGACTCAGATGCCGCCTCCGGACTTTGGTACCTACACGATACCAATGAGTAAGGCTTTGCTGTTCCGTACAAAGAGCAGGAAGAACAACCCGGAAGGACGAAGCATTTTGAGAAATGCTTACCGATCCTGGTACTTCAAGAGAAGAATCCAGGAGATTGAAGGAATCGGCATTGAAAGAGACCTTGCAGGACTCCCGGTAATGCACGGACCGGAAGGGTTAGACCTTTGGAACGATGATATTGAGGACAACAAGAAGACACGAATTGCGTTGGAAAATATGGTAAAGAGTATTCGCCGAGACGAGATGGAAGGTGTGGTACTTCCAGCAGGATATGAGTTGGAGCTGTTAAGTTCCGGCGGCACCCGGCAGTTTGACACGAATGCGATCATCAACCGCTACGATACCCGAATTGCAATGACGGTACTGGCGGATTTTATTTT